CATACCCTGTGTCTTTGTATACTCGATTCAATTTTACTTGATCGGCAACAAGTTTTTCGACAGAACAAAATTTCAAGGCGATGGATCGTTCCTTGTCACTAATCATAGTCACATCAACGTTGTAAACTCTACCAACAAAATCAATCTTCTTCTTTTGGGGAGTTTCAAATACGAGTTCAATGATCTCGTCGCCGACCAATTTCATCTCGTTGAACATATCAACTCGATCCAGAATCACAACTTCACCAGTAATAAACTGTGGATCATTACCCAAAAGACCCATGCTTTCGACATAGGTAATACTATTCCAACCTCTAGAGGTTAGATCAGATAATTGCTTTCCACTTGAACTGATGACATTGAACAATCTTACAAGAACATCGCCACCACCATAATTTGAATCATCAGATGCGTGTTCGGGCATTGTCATTTCTCGGATTAATTAAACTGTCAAATTCAACAATAAACTCTGGAACGAGATTCTTCTTCAATAAAACAATTTTTCGGTTATTTTCATTGATATTTGATTCATTCTGATATGCACTTATTCTCTCAGTAGATTCCGCACTCGTAAACGTCTTGGCGGCATACGAGAATGAAAAATCACTTGAGACTTGAAGCCCTTTCGGTATCAACACTTCCCCTTTTTTATATCCATATCCCGCTACTGGTGCAACCAGCTTCCTAGTTTCATAGTGAGAAGTTTCATTAAATGCATTATTCAGAGTTCCATATTTTTTAGCAATGAATTTTTCAAAAGAATCACCAGAAAGGGGAAATTGCCATTGAGGATCACGAATACTATTCATCAAAAATATTACCCAATGATATTGGGCGTAACCATAATATTTGTACGAAACGATTTCCGCAGTCTCTTTATCTTTGACCTCGTACTCATACGAAACTGTTTGATCTTCTCTCGCTTGTAGGGAGGCTCTTACTCTTTTGAATATGTCTGTGACTACTTTATATTTCCCAGAACCATCAAATGTTTCATATGGTACTGTTGGAAAGTAGCCGAAATAATCATTAGGCATTAATAGCCCCCCATAGAAGGATCTTCAGAGAAACTGTCTTTGGTGAGAAGTTCAGATTCTGTAAAGCTCAATGTTAGATCGGTTTGAAGTGGATATCCATCATAGTGTGTATGATTTGTCCCATCTCCACTATAGTTAACACTAACCTGTGTAAGACCACAAGGTTTAATTTTATGAGTTACAGCAGAGTTCCAATATTCAATTTCAAATAACTGTGGATATGTCCAATATCTAAGACCTTCTGCTCCCGGTAAAGTTCCCGGCGCAGAATAGTATTTAAACATCCTGACAATTTTAACAATTTCTCTTGCTTCTTCTGCATTTTTTGGTGCTAGTTTGAAGTCGAAAGAAAATGTTCTCGGTTGGACTCCCTTGAAAAACAATTCAAAATTAGGATTAAGTGCTTGTCCTGCCTGTTTATTGATAAGATCTCCAATCGCCTCATTTCCCAAAGCTGCGCCTGCTGCTCCGGCGACCCCCTCAACAAGTGCGCTTTTTGCAGCATCCATTGCCTTAGTTTCTGACATCAACTGCTTTACTTTTTCAGTACCACCTTCAGCAAAGTCTTTTACCGCACCACCCATCGTACCCAAATTCGAGCCTTCCCAACTGACCTGATACGTTTCAGAAGCTCCGGGTGGCATGTATAAAATAATGTCTCCGACACTTTCAGTTTTCCCTAAAATTGTGTCTGAAAATTGTTCGGCTTCTTTACCGATGCTACCCAGAAAAGAACCAATCCCATTTAAAGCATCCTCTGCAATTGGAATCTCCCCAACAATAGAATTCTGTAGTTCTGTGAGATTTGTTCGGACTGAACTAAAAATTGAATCTTCGCCTGTATTTGGTGTGAAAAAATCATCTATTGCTCCACCAATGGTGCTATCACCAATACTTTGATTTAAAAGGTTTGTTGCGATAGCTCCAGCCGCCCCACCAAGAAGTCCTCCTCCAGCTAAAGCACCTGTCAATCCACCTAAAATTTCTCCACTAACACTTTCATCTGCTTGTTCAGAACTTTTTTCTGGTGAGCTAGTATTAAGTCTAAAACCTCTCACATCAATAATGTTAAATCGTACAAAATGTCTCTGCCCAAGACCAGTCACATCCAAAGGAAACACTGCTTGTGTTCCAGCAAAAGGGTCGCCTTCTAATGAGGCAAGAGGACCACGAGCAAATCCTTTGGTGATTCCACTTGTTGTGGAGTTGTAAATCTCTGTTATTTTACCGTCAGCCATGCATTTTCCGATCTAAATATAGGAGTATAAACTATATTTATTTAGGTGCGAAATGGCATACAAAGGCAAATGGAAACCAAAAAACTACTCAAAATACTCAGGTAATTCAAAAAATATAACATACAGATCTTTGTGGGAAAGACAAGCCTTTAAATGGTGTGATGAGAATCCAGATATTGTTAAGTGGAGCAGCGAAGAAGTTGTGGTTCCATATAGATCCAAAACTGATGGTAAAGCGCATAAATATTATCCAGATCTAAAAATCACATACTCAAACGGAAAAACTGTCCTCGTAGAAATCAAACCAAAGAAACAAACAAAGCCCCCAAAGGTGAGGTCCAGAAAAACAAGTAGGTATTTGAAAGAGGTTTACACATATGGTGTCAACATATCAAAATGGGAATATGCGAACGAGTATGCAAAAGATAGAGGATGGACGTTTGAGATTTGGACAGAAGAAACCTTAAAATCCAAGGGAATGAAAATTCTAAAGTAGGGATAAATGCCAAATAAAAACTTTAAAACGATTATCGAATCTAAAGTCAAAAGAGGTTCTATACCAGAATCTAACTATGAATCTAGGGAATGGTATAGACGAAAAGCAAAATTGGCAAAAGAGTACAAAGCAAGACCCGCCAAAAAAATTATTCAGATGGGGGCTCAAAACAAAAGACTCAAAACAACTCTCAAACAAAAGCAAATGCTTGGTAAGATGTATATGTTTCAATATGAGGCAAAGCCCATCGAACCATTCTATGATGCATTTCCTGTGGTGTTTCCCTTTGAATTGCGTGAAGATGGATTCCTTGGAATGAATCTTCATTATCTCCCATACAACTATCGAGCCTTTCTGATGGACAATCTATATTCATTAGTTAACAATGAAGAGGCAGATCAAACAACAAGACTTCAACTCGGCAATAATGGTTATAATATATTGAACAAGTCTGCTAAATATAGATACTTTAAACCGTGTATAAAACGATACCTATATGAAAATGTGCGTTCCCGATATATGGAAATACCTGCTGATGAATGGGAAATTGCTTTGTTCTTACCGTTAGAACGGTTTGTTGGAAAAACCAAAAGATCCGTCTGGTCAGAATCAAGGAAGAAGATATAATGCCATTTAACGTCAACGAGTTCAAATCGAGAATTGGTGGAAGACTTGCTTCACCAGCAAATTTTAGAGTTTTGTTTTCTGGTGCAATTTTGACTGGCGGGGCTGATAGAATGCTTGCGCTTCTTTGTAATGCAACACAACTACCGGGACGTTCTTTTTCAACAAATGAATACGCAACACATGGTCCAATCAGAAAATACCCATATCAAAGTGTGTATGACGACGTAACATTTTCATTCTATTGTGAAGAAAGTATGGGTGTGTCTGAACTATTCAATGAATGGCAAAATTATATATCAGACAACAACACAACAAACGACTTCAGCTATTATGAAGACTATGTGAGTGATATGATTATTGAACAATTTGATGCTTCTGGCAATTCAACAAGATCAATTAAATTAATTGACGCATTTCCTATCATGGTGTCACCAATGGATCTAAGTTGGGCTTCTCAGAACGAATTCATGAACTTACAAGTCACTTTTGCATTTAAATATTGGAGAGAAGAGCCCTTACTAATCAAACCTTTTGGAAATTACTTACACGTCAACCCTCTATACCCAAATTTTGACATTTCGGGGGCGCTTTCGCAGTTTGGAGCTGCTGTTTTCTCTAGAGTGGATGGACAATTTTACGATAGAGCGAAGCAGTCTATTCGCTTTGGCAAAAATATAAATAATTCTTTGTCAGAAAGACAAAACCCTGCATGATAATTAGGAGCAACTAAATTATGGCTTTACCCAAACTTGATTTACCTTTA